TCTTTCTCGGTATATTTTTCTCCCGTTATGTAGTTCATAAAATACACAGTTCCATCAACACAATGAACCCAAGCCCAAAAATGAGGATTGCCTCCACGAACCGTAGCCCCCTTAACCTTTTTCCCTAATAATTCTTCGATACGACGGATTTTCTTTTTACCCAGACTGCATCGCACCCTAACGCCATCCTTTCGATTGCTGTTCCTGTTCCCGGTCGAATCGCTCCCGGTCCTTCAACACCTGCCGGTAGACCTGCGCCGTCACCGTACCCAAGGTCTCGAACGAGGATTGAGGATTGAGTTTGGCCAGCGCCCGCGAGTCGTGATCGGCGTCGGTCGAGACACGTGAGGTCGCGCCTTCAAGCGCTCGGGGATGCCACTCCGAACGGGAGATGTTGGCAAGGAGGGTCGCCATCAGAACGTCATCGTGACCGAAGGCGATCTCCCATCGTTCCCAGGTATCTTTACGCGTGCAGATGTCCATCTGGCGGACGACTTCCTCATCGCGGATAGTGCACATGCGATGGAGAATGGATTCGCGGAAGGTAATCATCGCACGCTCACGGGAGCGGTAGGTGGTCTCCCAGCCATAGGTACCGCCGCGCTTGCCGCCAGTGGTGCCAGGAGAAACTTTATCGTCGCGAGTGCCCCGCCAGCGATAGAGGTTGGGATAGTGGAAGTAATCGCGCATCCGCGACTGGCACCAGAGGCCAAGGTTGCCGGTGAGTTCGATGCACATCATGGCGCGGTTGTAGTAGAGGCCGATGTAGTTGCAGAGGCGGGCGAGGTACTCAGGGTCCACTCTCTGCTGATAGCGGAGAACTTGATGTCCGGTGTCGCCGTCGAATCCGACGATAGCAGCAAAGTCGCCTTCATCCTTGCCTCGGGCCGCATCGACACCGAAGTAATAGCGGTGATCCTTGAGTGGGGGTTCCCACTGGAGGATCGGGGAGACTGAGTTCTCTTTACAGTAGATATGCTCACCATCTTTTGCGATCTCGACTTTCCTCGGCCACGATCCCGTGACGCCGGTGAAAGGCTGGACGGAATTCCGTGCAATCGCCATCTCCTCGCGGGTGAATGCAGGCTCGCCGGTAGAGATGAAGGCCACGTCAGGCGTGCGAGGGTACTCTTGATCGAACACTTCAACATAGCCACGACAGGCAGGAGAATTTACCGTCTTGCGTCTCCACGCAATCTGCGCTTTAGTGGCCTTAATTTTTTTGCCGTCAATGTTCACTCCCTCAACCATCAACAATCGTTCTTCGTCATCAATCGGAGCGTCGTCAACGTTAAGGTCGTAATCCACACAAGTCGGATCTTCCAGCCACGAGAGAAATGTCGCTATGAACTCAGTATCTCCACGCACCGTTGAGTTCCAGAACGAGAAAAAACTTTCTCCAATTCCAGTACGCCCATTAGCGGTCGTCTCGCCCACGATAATTGTGTCCACAGCATGAGGCACGGTTGGCAGAAGCGCAGCGAATGTAGATTCTCCCGGATAGAACGCCATTTCCGAGAGATGAAGGTCGGTCAGCGAAACTCCACGGCCACCTTCGAGGTTTCCTGCGGTAGCAATCGTCAGGTAACTGTCTCCCCCAGGATGAGGAAAAGTAATTTTATGCTGCGTCATCGCCGGAAGATTAAGAACCGACTTGAGTGGCTTGGCTCCGGGAAGATTATCTGTTACGAGAGTGCGAGGAACTTTAAATAGCTCTTTACTGCTTTTGTAGTCGTGCGTCACAACCATGCTATTAGTTCCATCTCGCCCCATTGCATGAACGGCAAGTAAAGAATCCGTGAATGTAGAGATGCCCTGGCGGCGGGCCTTAAGAACTACCACGCGCATGGGACGCTTTCGCTCATGTTGAGATTTAAGGGCGTTGAACACTTTTACCTGAGAGGGATTGAGCACAAAAGGGATTAGCCGCTGAGTCATCTTGTCCCGGATGGGGAGTTGGGTAAGAAACTCTCGGGCTTTGTCTAGATTGAACACTACACCGCCACTCCCGTTAGGAGTTGTCGTTGCTTTCTATATTGAGTACGACAGGATGGGTGATACGCCATTCCAGTATTCAGAAACTTCATTGACTGAGGATTGTCGTATTCCTTACAGAAGGCGCAGCGTCTCCAATCGGGATTGCCGCACGCTTTCACGGCCCTCATGCGTTGATGAAGAAGCATATGATAGGCACGGCTCGGGCAGATAACCAGATTCTCGTTTCGATTGTCGGCTGGGTTTTCATTGACGTGATGAACTTCTGCTCCGGGTGGTAACTTTCTGCCAAGCACACGCTCGGCTATGTCAACATGCTCACGATGATCCTTACCACCATCGCCAAATATTTTATAACCGTTATGGCTAATAGTTCCCGAGCCGGGAGAAGCGCGGAGTTGTATTAAGGGATCGCCATATTTACGCCAGCGCTTGTAGTGAACAGAACACCACCCATGAGCATAGTGAGGACTGTCACAACCACCGATTGAACAATTCATGCTGTGGCTCCGGTTTTAACCTTTGGCGTCTGTTTCGCGTGTGACGACGCGATTGAGTTTACAATCCCAATCACTTCCTCCTCGCGCAGAACTAATAGGGATTCGCCGTCGATGGAGATTTCACTTCCAGCGTATTTGCCAAACATTAGGCGGTCGCCGACCTTAAAGCGCATAGGGCGGATAGAGCCGTTATCGAGAATACGGCCTTCTCCAATAGCCAGGACTTCGCCCTCCGTCGGCTTCTCCTTAGCCACGTCGGCGATGATGATACCGCCACGGGAAGTTTCACGCTCTGCGGCGCGGCGAACGAGAATGCGGTCGTAGGCGGGGATGAAGTTTATCATGATGGATATCCTTTCTGGTGTTATTGGGATCGCGCTCCCAGCTAGTTTTACCTGCTTAGGTTCCTTTAGGCTGTAGCTCCGGTTTTAACTTTCGGAGTCTGCTTCGCGTGCGATGGCGCGGCGCCATAGAGCAGGCAATTCTGTGAGCAATAGTAGCGATTGACCGGCATGTGCAACTCGTCACGCTCAGTGCGGATCTGGAAGCCGCCGGATTTGGAAATGTCGATCCGCTTCTTGCAGTTCGGGTTGTAGCAGATGGCAACGTGTTCCGCCGCCTGCATCTGCTCGATACGCTGGCGGCGGGTGGCGGTGATGGCGGTGATGGTCGAGGAGCAGGCGTTGATGAGCGGAGCGCAGTCCTCGAAGGTCAGGGATTCGAGAGGGATGGATTCGAGGATGGAGACGACTGAGGATACGTTGAAGGTTGAGGGATGCGGCTGGGGCTTGACGCGGGGAGAGTGGAGGGGAGTCGGGGATTCCACCACGTCGTCCGGCATCGGATTGGGATCGGCTTGAGCCTCTGGAGATATTGCTTTCGCCTCCAGCGCTTTCTTCTTGTAGGCTTCAGAACGGGCGAGTTTTTGCGCTTCGGTCCATTGGCGGGGCATCAGTTCGATCTCCTTGGAATTACGACTCGGGATTCTTCTAGCTCGGCACCCTTGAGCAGCATTACCTGACCGCACTTATGGCAGTAGAGTTCGGAGATATCGACGTAGTTGCCTTTGTTGCCAGCAGCGATTGTGGTCTGGCGCTTAGGTACAAAGTAGTGTTCGTCTGGACTACAAGGTTTATTGTGATCGTCATGCATCAGCGTGCTCCTATCGAGGGAAGTGAGAATTCGGGCCGTGAGTTGAGGTATCGTTGGCGCTGCCGCTCCTGTTCCTGCGAGTTCTTGTAGTTGGCGTACATAGACTGAGCCCGCGTGGCGGGTTTGGTCAGGGCGCGAGTGGTTCCACAGCCATGAGCGAACATCCAGAACTGATCGCTCTCTCCCAGAAGGAACATGGTCTTATCCGAGCTAGGGCATTTCTGCCAATGGCATTTCGGAGCTATCAGATAACGCGGCATTCAGTCCCTCGTCCAGGATATTAAGATCGCCCGTGAAGTCGCAGTAGCCGGAGTGGGTGAGCGAGATCCACGGAGCGGCATAGAGTTTGTATCCGCACACACGAGCCATTTCCGAGAAAGCGTAATCCTCGCTCAGGTATTGCCGGGAACCGCTGCCTAGAGGATAGCGTATGTCGGGGCCGGTGGGAAAGAAATCGTAGCCGGTTTCGCCCTTGAATACTTCCTCGTCGTTGGAATAATCGAAAGCTATATCCAGTCCAAGTTGTATGATCATCTTCCCGAATACCTCCCGGCGGATACGGAGAAAGCCGGTGCCAAGCTGACGGACCTCGATCAGGGAGTCGAGCGGGTAATCCCCAGGAGCGGCCCAGTTGACGACCGGGACCATGCCGTAGGCGGTGAGTTGAGAGGGAGGGATACCTGACCGAGCGGCAGCGTGGATGCGATTCCAGTCGTGCTGCTTGCGGGGGTAGACGCCGCCGACGATAGGTTCGTCGCAGGCGAGCAGGGAGAGGGCGTGCTCGGGGAGGAAGGAGATGTCGGAATCGACGAACAGGAGATCGGTACAGTCCGAGCGCAGAAAGAAAGCCGCGAGACGGTTGCGGGCGCGGGGGACAAGGGAATCACAGCCGACGTATTTCATGCCCAGGCGGATACGTTCGCGGATACAGAGGCCGAGGAGGTCGCAGACAGAGCGGTGGTAGCCGAAGTGAAGGAGGTTGCCGTAGAGGGGAGCGGCGAGGAACAGGGAACGGTTGCGGAGGCGGAGGGCGGAGTAGTCGAGGGGGAATTTCATTTGGCGGAAGAATCCTTTTTAGGTGGGGTAATATTTCCAAACATGGGATTATCTCGTACATAGCAGTTAAGCATTGGATTATAATAAACATATTCTTCATCCGGCCCCGGCACTCGTATAGGACCGTTAGCGCGATCGAGTAAAATTCCTCCCAAAAACCACCAGAAACACATAGCTATGCCTCTTTCTGTTGAGTGTCGATTACGTATCGCGCCAACGCCTCGGTAGTGCAATGCCGTACGAAATGCGTCTTAATATGGTGGTGGAGGGAGAGCCATCGTGCGTGGCCTTCCTCGGAGTCCCAGAACTGTGATGGGCGGTCTTGATACTGGAGCGCTTCGAGTAGCTCCGGCTTGGGGAGGTGGGTGCAGGTGAAAGAGGGACATTCGTTGAGGTCGAGGAACCATGGGATACAGTTGTTGGCCATGATTTCCAGATGGCGAAGGCAATCCCAGCCGCCTTTCTTCATCGTGATTGCGAAGAGGGAGGAGGCGTAGTCGCGGTAGTAAGAGGATTCGTCTTCGTAGATATAGGTGGAGCGGTCGCGGGGGTCGAGGGTGGCCTTAACTTTTATTTTAGGGACAGCGGACAGGGGAGAGATTTTCTCCGACGGGATGGCGAAGTGGATAGGGTGGACACCGGGATAGGGAGAGGACAGTTCTCGCTGAAAGTAGAGGCCATGCTCGGTGAGGCCGTAGAGTCCGTGAGGCTGGTCCTCGCCGTCGATGAAGATCACCTGGTGGCGCGGATAGAGATGGATGACAGAATGGAAGAAGCTCTGGTCACGATGAATGGAACCGTAAATGATAAGGTCGAACTCGCGGGCGTGGATACGGTTAGTGATGTTGGTGCGGTCCACGGGACAGTCCGGAAGCAGGCCGTAGAGCGAGAATCCCCGGCCATAGAGATGCGAGACGCTGCCGTAGGATTGATAAAGGTAGTCGATGCGCGGGTAGTCGATGACCGAGGGACCGAAGAGTCGGCGGAGGCCATGGAATAGCATATCGCACTGGTAGTCGCATCCTCTAGCTGGAGATAAGAAAAGTATTTTCACTGAAAAACCTTTCCCAAAATTCTATACCGCGTCGAGGATTCTCATCGGTGTATTACGCCCATTCCATATTTACCCGGAAGAATTTCGTATTGTAGGTTGAACGCCTCGGCCAGCTTAAAGAACCGCTCTCGTAACTGGACCGAATACCATTCGTGCCCGCGCTCCGGCTGGATGTCGTGAACGAGGATCACTCCTCCCGGCTTGACCCAGTGATAGCAGTTGTAGAAATCGTGAATAAACGCCGACTCCGCGTGGTTGCCGTCGATCAGCGCCAAGTCGAGCGAGGCATCAGGGAAGAGGTTGGAGAATTCTACTGCCAGGGAGTTCGCCCGGTGAAACGTCCACTGTGGATGCTTCCACAGGCCAGAGCAGTCCTCGATATCAACAGAGGTGAGGTGACCAGAGGGGTCGTTCTCTTCAAGGCCAAGGAGGAAGGCGGAGGTGGACGCGCCGTCGCGGGTGCCGATTTCGAGGATGTTGCCGCGAGCGTGGGACCGTAGCCAGGGGAGGAAGTCGATCATGTCGCCCTCGCGGAGGCCACGTCCGTAGCGCCGCTGAATAACACTCACTCGTTCACCGCTCGGTGAGCCCCCGGTCGCAACAGTGGTTCGTTTGGATAAAATGGTTTCAGGGGCATCACCTCCTTCGAGCGCAGCCGCCACGGTGGTTACGTAGTCCTGCTTAACGAACTGATTCGATCCATATAATTCTAACTCACCTCTCTCCTTAGGATGAGTTACAAGATATTTGCATCCTTCCACCAGCGACTCATACTTATGCCAACGCATGGCTCCGTCTAGTCTAGGGTAGTCGTCATCATCAGAACTAGTCTCGGTCACCACCGCTTTCGAGTTTGCCATCAGATAGCTGACCCGCACGATCTCAAACATATCCCTGCTGTCGTGATGCACGTTGAGGCAGACTTTAGATCGCGAGAGGATCTGGTCTCGCGCCCCGCCGTAGCAGGAATCGGAGTAGTAAACTTTCAGCCCAGCGGACTGGAGATCGCGGAGGATCTTGGTTCGCCGGTCGGTGAGCCAGCCGAAGAAGCATACGTCGATGTCCTGAGCCGGAGCTTTCGGAATACGAGTCAGGTTTGGAGTGTAGCCGACCGGGACATGGCGCACGTCGAAGCCGTCCTGCCGCCAGCGCTCGACGTTGCGAAGGGAGTAGTCCCAGACGCGGTGGCCTTGAGCGAGGCGGCGGACGATCTCCATCCGGGGGTGAGAGGGCTGCTCGAAATTATAAAGGATGGAGTTCTCCGGGATCGGCGACGTAGGAGAGAGTAGCTCCGACCCGAACAGGATGTTCACCTGCTTCCCGGCGCTGAAGGCGTTCTCGGTGAGCATGACTTCGTGCCCGAGGGCGGAGAGCGCCCAGGCGAGGGAGGATTTCACCTCGTCGAACGCCGAGGAGTGGAGGAAGCCCTTGGGACGGATCGTACAAAGGTTATAGTTTGCCACGCAGCCACCTCCAAGCTCGGATATACCACGGTAGAGGCTTCCATGTGGCCACCCAAACTTCGGCACCGGTCATAAAATAAACCTTGTTGTGCATTTCGACCACGCGATACGGCTCACTGGCCCCAACCAAGTTAAAGTTTGCCATCTAGATATTTCTCAATGATAAATCGCATGAGGCTACCGAACGACCAACGTTTGTCGGAGGCCAGTTTACTTAGACGCTCGTCCATCCACTTGGGGAGTTTGAACGAGCGCGTGATGGGGTTGTCGGCCATTTTAGACTCTACGGTCGACAGTAATCGTTCTTCAAGTCATTTAGGGAATTCAAGACGCGTTCTATTTGGTACTGCGTCAGACCTGTGGAATGCTTGAGCAACACGACGATTGCCTTGCGGTTCAGGTCACTTTGGCTCAGCTTTTGTACGGCTGAGCTGATTGCTATGATTGCTGAGGATAGAATCGGCGCAGTGATCGTAGGATCGTCGTTCTCGACTTCCGTTTTCTTAGTTGGCATGATTCTCCTTTTTATACTACTGACATCTCCATTATTTATTTCCAGCCAACACCTTGAGCTTCCAGCGTAGCCAGCTCCGAACCTTTTTCCAACGTTCTTGAGGCGTCGCGCTTGGAGGCACGGCGTCGTTGACCACCGCTACTTCGTCAATCAGTGCGGAGTGAAGGATCGCCTTCGGATTATCCTGGAAGAAAGATCCGATAGCACAGTAGTTGCCGTGACCATCGCCCAAACGACCGTGTATCAAATATCTCCGTCGGTTTACGGAGTCTGCGATCAGGAACAAAGCAGTGTCGTCGGGAATAGCGTCACCAGTAGCGTCTCTCAACTCAGATCGTAGTTTACTCACACCAATTACCCCCAGTAGACAAAGTACATAAAGTATACCATAAAGTCAAGGGAAAATTCTGGGAGTTGGTGGGCACCCGCCGCGATGGCCCTTCACCCTCCTGGCGAGTGGGGGCTCGATTGATAGGGCGGGGAACCTCCCTGCGGAAAGTTATATTAATGGGAGTGGGATTAGCTAGACGGTCGAGGATGATCGGCGAGCGGATCTCCGTACATTCGTTCGGCAGCGAGTCGAGCGCGGCGCTTCTTGTGCATTCGATACGCAGCACGCTGGCGGTAATTCGGTGGCGGACCATTACGTGAAACGGACCTGGATGCGGCAACTAGCGAGGCGAACAGCGCTCTAGTCATCCGGTCACGATGCTGCGGGCGGGCGCAATATTCGCGGAGTAACTGATCAGCGCGTAGAGATTGCTCAGGTGTCGGTAAGTGGCGGCGAACACGCGAGCTGATGTCTTTTATATCCGACACGCCCCAATATTAGCACTTCGTGCAAGCATTCGCAGGCGGCTGAGGTGTAATTGTGAATATTCTGTGGAAAACTTTCGTAAGGTGATGATTCGATGGGGAGGATTATTCACTTGACGCATTGCGTGCGG